GATACCAACAAGTAAGCTACAACGCGGTGATATTGTTGTTGTGTATGCCGGCAAGCATAGTGTGCAAGGTGATCACATCACTATTTGTGAAAGTGCAGAGACTGTGCATCTTGGCTATATCTCAACAATTGAGGGTAATGCCGTTGGTACACTCGGCAATGCAGAAAAAGGTGAGGGAGTCATTAAGCGCCAACGGTCACTTGATGAAATAGCACATGTTTATAGATTGCTAGCGAGTGATTTTGATGAGTGAGCCGAGTATGACAGATAAAGCCGGAGGTAGAAAAGCCCTGGCATTTTATGCAGCTCTTGCATGTTGTTTTACATTAGCACTGCTAGATAAAGCACATGCTGAGGTACTCGGTTTAATTGATACACTTTTTTTCATATATGCCGGTGCTAATGTAATGGTAAAACGTCAACAAGCACCAACAAGCAAAAATAAAGAGGAGACAACAGATGGCACGAAATAACGTCACTAATCCAATATTTGCCGGCTCTCAGATTGCCGCATACTCTGCATCATCTGTATCAGATACAGATTGGCACTCACTCAGCTCAGATGACTTTTACAACACTGTTACCGGTAGTCAACTTGCAAGTGGTTTAAGATTTGCCTTTGTCGGTGTTGTAACATCAGCAACGGCAACTGAGTCTTTTATCAAGTTGCGAGCCGCCGCCGGTGCCGGTGATGGCACTGCAAATACAGATGGTGTTATACCTGTACTCGGTACATATCAAGCAGACGTGCAAGCGATTGTTGAAGGCTCAACCGTCACATCTATTGCATATAAAAAAGGCGGTGCATCAGATAAATTTATTATCTATGCCGGCTTTAATCAATAGGAGTTGTTGAGATGGCGATTAAATTTGATACATTCAAAGTTGGCAGCGGTGGTGCTGGTACTGATACACTTGATGATGTCACCGGCAGAGGTGCAACAACAACCAACAGTATTACTGTTGGCGGTGTGACTGTTGGCACTGAGTACAGTTTGCCGGCAACTGATGGCACTGCCTCAGGACAAGTATTGACAACTGATGCACTTGGTACTCTTTCATTCACTACTTTAGATTTCACCGGAGGTCTAGAATACAAAGGCTCATTCAATGCAAATGCCGGTACTCCGGATATCAGCAATGCAGAAAAAGGTGACTTTTATGTGATTGATACCGCCGGTACAATCTACGGTCAGACCTGGGCAGTTGGTGACCACTTACTGATTAATGAGGATATGGGTGGCACAATCACCAACAGTAAGATTGATAAGATTGACAACACCGACTCTGTAACAAGCGTGAACACACAAACCGGTGCAGTTGTGTTGAGTGCTAATGATTTAGCGGCAGACCATACCGCAACAAACTACACCGCCGCTAATGCAAATATTGATGGTCATCTATCAGGCATTGATACAAAGTTTGGTACACTCGGCACTGCATCAACCAAAAATACAGGTACTGCAATTGGTGATGTTGTCTTGCTTGAGGATATCGGCGGCAGTGTTGCCGGATTACCGGCAATTGATGGTTCGCAGTTGACCGGCTTGCCAAGTGCACCTGTTACAAGTGTAAACACTTTAACCGGTGCAGTTGTAGTGAGTGGTGATGATATTGCGGCAGACCATACCGCCACAAACTATACCGCAACTAATGCAAATGTTGACGGTCATTTGAGCGGCATTGATACTGCTCTTGGTACGGTTGCAAGTCCAACTTTGGATGATGTCACAACCAACGGTGCTACAACAACCAACGCAATCAATGTTGGTACAATCACAACCTCAGGTGATATACTTGCCGATACTGATGCAACACGCACTATCGGTGCAGAGGCAACTAGATTCATAACTGCTCACACTGATATTAATGGTGCAATACGTTTCAAAGCAAAGAACAATCAAGGCTCTACAATCAACAAAGGTCAGGCGGTTTATATCTCAGGCATATCAGGCACGGTGCCTGAGGTGAAACTTGCTCAAGCTAATAGTGCATTGACTATGCCGGCTTTTGGTCTTGCTCTAGCAAATGCAAATGACCTGGCAGAGGTGCAGATAGTTACATTTGGCAACTTAACTGATTACAATACAACAACTTACTCATTGAGTCTTGGTGATACTGTATATGTGAGTGAGACAACAGCCGGTGCATTGACAAGTACAGCACCAACCGGTGAGGCTAATCTCATTCAAAATATCGGCAGAGTGCTCAGAGCTGATGCAAGTGCTGGTATAATAAAAGTTGGCGGTGCCGGTAGAAGCAATGCTACTCCTAATCTTAATCAAGACAAAATATTTCTTGGTAATGCCAGCAACCAAGCAGTGAGCACCGCACTATCATCAATTGCTTTAAGCTCGTTTAATGATGATCTCACATATCCTGTTACAAGTGTAAATACTTTAACCGGTGCAGTTGTAGTGAGCGGTGATGATATTGCGGCAGACCATACAGCAAGCAACTATACCGCCGCTAATGCAAATGTTGATGGTCATTTGAGCGGCATTGATACAAAGTTTGGCACACTCGGCACTGCATCAACCAAAAATACAGGTACTGCAATTGGTGATGTTGTCTTGCTTGAGGATATCGGCGGCAGTGTTGCCGGATTGCCGGCAGTTGATGGCTCACAGTTGACCGGCTTGCCAAGTGCACCGGTGACATCAGTAAACACTTTAACCGGTGCAGTTGTAGTGAGTGGTGATGATATTGCGGCAGACCATACAGCTACAAACTATACCGCAACTAATGCAAATGTTGATGGTCATCTAAGCGGCATTGATACTGCTCTTGGCTCTGTCAGTGGTTCTGCACCAACTGTGACAACTCCGGCAAGCCTCACTACTGATTATACGATTAGCACTACTTCAGGCATTAGAGAAATCTTTGCTTTCACGTCCTCAGCGGATAGAGCAATTACATTGCCAACAGCATCAACTGTAGGTGAGGGTTATCAGTATGATATTAAGTCACTTAGTGCGGTTACTTTCACCATTACTTGTGCAGGCTCGGACACTATAGATGATGGAAGCTCAACAACTTTTGCTTTGTCTGATCAATATGCAAGTATTACCCTGGTGGCGGATGCTGATAACAACCGTTGGTTTATTGTGTGATGTATGAGCTATAATCTAAAAGAGAGACGCACGCTTTACGCTGTACATTTACAAGCAAGCCAGACTTCATTATCAGTAGGTGATACGGTCCCTTATGCTATATTAAATGGCACTAGTGGGCACGGTGTCACCGTATCTAGTGGAGTTATGACACTGCCTAAAGGCGAGTGGCTTATACATTTTCGTTGTGAGTCTGTTGACGCTAAGACATGGAGTGCTAACATTTATATAGATTCAACACAGAACACCACATTTCCAACGATTTCTAGCAGAAGAAATGCTTCTTTAAGTCATGGTAGTGCCAGCACTAATCAAACTAATCTAGATACTACGGCAATTCCCTTAAAAAGCACAGGGTCTACTACTATTGAATTGAGGATTATCTCAATGACCAACTCATCTGAAACATTCTCAGATTGCACAGATTGCTTAATATATGGGTTTAAAATATGACGTATCAAATCAGCAAAGGTAATTTCTTAGTTGGTATTAGAACGAGTACAATTACTGTACCGTCATCTACTACCACAGTGAACAATGGCAGCATTTTATTAAACGCATTTCATACAACAGAACGAGAATATAGCACATCACCAAAAATAACAGGCGTGGCTTATTCTGATAGTAGAACTGACAGCACATATGGAACAAGTCCAATCATGAGCACGTCACCGACATCATCAGGGGGCTTTGGCTCTGATATTCCTGAAAACTTAGGCTCTAAACCTTGCGGTACATCTTTAGGGGGTGGTTTTTATTCAGACGAAACTATTTATCTGCATTATTATAATTATGATAAGGATAGAATTTTATCTGACACTTATGTGGTTTGCTTTGGAGAGTTATCATGACATTCTTTTTAATAAACACTCCTGAGAGTTCACAACAAAGTCAAGGAGTACTTGAGGCTGCTGCGTCCGCTACTGCCAATGTCAGAATGCCGTGTAGTTCAATAACTCACACAGGCTTAACAGTAAATGGCAGTGGTCAGTTAGTGTTAAGCAGTGGATACACTCATATATTAACAGCTGCACCGTACATGGAGGGACCTTTTGCTTCTTATGGAACTAGCACAGGCTCACATTTTCTTGTTTGCCAATGGTACGATGTAACAAACTCACAGTGGCTAGGTGTGCAAAGTAGACTAGCGTGTAACTACTCAAACAACACCTATGATAAAAGAGGCTCTGTTGCTAGATGTCTTGTTACTCCCAGTGTATCAACTACCGTCGAAGCGAGAATAGTTAGTGTAGTATCTACTGGTACTCTAGCAGCTAATCTAATTGTAAATGAGTTTACATATACTGCGTCAATTGGTAGACCAGCGAATATGTATGGCTCGCCGTGGTATTCTGTAATTTCGTTTTAAAGGATTTATTATGATAGAGCGTATTATGTTTAAACAAGATATGGCTTATACAATAGCAATTGGCGGTATTATCATTTGCTTAACTATTGGTTACATGTTAGGGCATCAACCAGTTGACAAAGTGTGCTCACCGTACATTGTTGAGAACGATCAACTCAAGCAAAAGAGCAGTGAGTTAAATGCAGATCTGACCAAGTGCAAAGCAAAGGGAGTTGGTAAAACTGCATTTACTGATACAGCAAAGATATGTGATGAGCGAGTGCAAAAAGCTTTAAAAGACTATAAAGAAATAGTTTGTCAGGATTGATCATGCATTACTTTTTATCACTACTATTGAGTGTTGCAACTCCATTGCTACCGGCTGACATACCTGCAAATGAGATCTATCTTGGTCCTGGTATCAGCCCAATTGAGACATTTAAAATTAAACCAGGTTTTATTGCTGATACTGATTATCAAGTGATGACGATATATAATTTCATCAGATTAAAGTCAGCTCTAGAGGGTTCACCAGATCTGTGCGTTTTTGCAATTGATCAAGCCATCAAGCAATGTGAGCAAGGCTTGCAACGTGAGCAAGATATCTATTTAAACCGTGAGGCAGATGACCAACTCATCATCAAGAGTTATGAGACTAGATTAAAATCAATTGAGTTAGAATTGCACAATGCCTATAAAAGCAATAAAATACTAATGTACACAATCGGTGCAGTGAGCTTGCTTGCTGCCTCTAGTCTCACTTTATATGTAACGAGCAAATAATGATGAATATGAGCATGTTTGATGTTGGTACTGTTTTGGCAGTGCTTGGTCTATTCTACAAAATATCTGCTGATAAAGCCGCACATGCTGAGGAAATGGGCAAGCTCAAGCAACAAGTGAAATCATTAGAAACTAGAGCAAGCAAGATTGATGACCGGCTTGAGTCTATTGATGATAAATTGGGAAACTTACTCAATGCAATCACGAAACTAGAGACTATTATTGGGCAGAAGGTGCAGTCTTAGGTGATTGCAAAACACCATACATTTTTAGAGGCTGACCAAGTAATCATAGGCTGACCAGTCATCAGGCTTCATTTGCTCTAATACCTCTAATCCTCTTGAGCGGTGCTCATCTTTTTTCAAGATGCAAACGTGCTCTAGTGTTTCATGAAATGCGGCATGCTTTAAACGTGGTCCATAGTGTTTTGGATCAAGCAATCTGAGTGCAGGGTATTCGTTGCATAATGCCTGATGCACACTATCAACTTTTTCACTGTCTCTAGTCCACCAATTATCAAGAGAACCAGGGTACTTGCGAATGATTGCACTTTTGATGATCTCATAAAAAACAGTCTCTAACTCTTGAGCGTCCATCATAGAAACATCATGCATGTATCTATCTAATGCACCTCTGACCTCAGCCGGATCAATGTTGTGTTCATCTATGAGTTGCCAAAATGCTGCCTCTGAGCTGAAATCATAGAGTGATCTATGAGAGTTTTTTTTTGCGGTTGGCTGAGGTTGTTGCGGTGGCTTGGTTGGCTGAGGTGCCGGCATTGGCTGAGGTGCTCGTGATGAGTGCTTGAGATCATCCTCACCAAGAGATTGTGCAGTGATCTCAAATCTTTCTTTATCAGTTAGATCAAGAGAATCTGCCATCTCATCAGCAGTGTATATGCCAGAGACAGCATCAGGAAATACAGCACGCGTTGCCATTGCGGTGCAACGTGCTTTGAGCATTTGCTTGGGCATACGTTGCCAACTACTATTTTTAGTCAAGTTCATTTGTTGAGCCATTTTCCAATCAAAAGTGTATTGATGCACTTTATCAGAATCAACACGCTTGCACTCGATTGTGCAGTGCTTTTCTGTGTATTCTGTAACATGGATGAAATCAACTAAGCCTGAGTTGTAGCAAACACCAGCAAGAGCATCAGCACGCATTGTTGGCTTGCCTTTGATGCAAATACAATTGATATACACCAAACCCATATCAAAGTTGAAGTTGTGACCAAATGCGGCGTGACAAAGTACAAGCTCATAAGCTGCACGGCTATCACCATTGGTCAAGATATTTGCAATTTCAATTGCTTCATTGCGTGAGTAAGGTACCCAAATTGTTGTATTGATATTCATGTTTGATCCTTTTTTAGTATAACATATCAGGTGTGCGAGGGAACTCAGGGAAGGTTTTAGCAAGGTCAATCTTTAGCTCATAGCCGGTCAATTCAACCTGGCACCAAGATTTGACCTCTGCATAGTTTGGCGGCAACTGCTCAGAGCCAATCAATTGCTTGACTTGATATGGGCTTATTGCAGAGCGTACACGATTGGCACAAGCATCGGCATCAGAGAATGTTGAGCCTTTGAATGTATAAGTTAGAGCCACAATGAGCATGATTGCAAATATTGTTGCCATTGTTGCTACAAAATCTTTTTCTATTTGTTGATCCGGGTGCATATTCATATTTCCTGTATTTGATTAAGCGTTGTAAAAGTCTTGCCAAGTATAGAAATCAGTTTGACCGCTGAGTGAGTTGGCATGATAAGCCAGATCTTTTGCGAGACGTTTAGAGCATTGACCCTTGTTATTAATGACACTTGATAAATGAGACATTGAGATCTCAGTGAGCAATGCTAGAGTTTTAAGTTTAATAGTACCTTTTAATGCCTTACGTTTTGATTCTTTCATTATGCCTCCTCTACTGAGTGAATGATTAAAGTGTTGTCTGAGAATTGAGCTTGCACCATGTATGTTTTTTGAGTGCGTTGGCAAAAACAAGTCAACTCATAACAGTTATCAGGAAATGACCACGCATCAGTGATGACAAAGTATGCGGTGTGGTCATCGCGGTTTAACTCATCTTGTATTCGTTCTTTGATTGCTTGCATTATTAACCCTTCAATTGTTGATTGATAAACTTGATGCAGTTTGCTTTTGAGTTCAATACATATACAAACTCGGTCTCTTTTTTGTTGTTAAGAGTGATCACGGTTGGTGCAATGTATGAGCCAGTTTCAATAATCAAGCCTTTGTCATTTGCTTTTTGAATGCAATAATCTTGTAATTCCTCAAGTGTTTTTCTGTTCAGATTATTTGCAGAGCGATAGATTGCAGATAAAACATCATCAACAAACTCTGACTTGTCATATTGACCATGAAAGAAATATGAGTTTTCTGCGGCATCATATTGAAATACCATCACATGACTTGAGCTGACATTTGAGAAACGAAAAAGACTCACATCATGTTTGTCTTGGTAAAGCTCGGCATGATTAACAAGTTGAGCGAGTGAGTAAGATTTAATTGTGCTTTCTTTAAGCTTGCGTGCCATTGCATATCTCCTGGCTGTGTGTTGAACATATAAGACAAATACACATAGATTTAAACTCTGTCAAATAAAAATTAAACTGAGTTAAAAAAAAGTAACAGCCAATATAAAAAATATTAATATCACTCTTGCATTGCGTCTTATGTATATATTAGATAAATGCCAGGAGGTATGAATATGAAAACAGAAATCAATGAGATGATGTTGAGGCGTGCCATCATGCAACGCACTGACATCAGTGCTGCTAATAAATTGGTGTTGCTCGCCATACTGCTCAAAGTGGATTGGCAAACTTGGTCCGGTCCGGCAACCGTTGGTGAGCTATCAACACTTTCAGGTATCTCAAAAAGATCAGTGCAAACAACACTCAAAAAGCTTGACGGTAATCTGCTCACAAGAGGTTGGATGAATCATCAAGATAAGGTGTTGCCAACGATTAAAATGCTTACTGCGAAAATACTGCACCCCCCTGCAGATCTTGCGTTTAGGTGCGAAAAATCTGCACCCCCCCGCGAAAAATCTGCGTCAAAGTGCGAAAAATCTGCACCCTTACAACCTATACAACTATTAACAACTAATAATACAACTATTAACACGCGTGAGGAGGTGGCTAATGATGAGCCAAAATTAGATGATGAGATTAATTTATCTCACTCTATTTCTGCAAAGAATTGGGGAGACATCATACAGCAATCACAAGCTGAGGACCTGGCACAAAAGGCTATTCATCCTGAGCATAAACAATTAACTTTAGAGCAACAAAGGATCATCTCACAGCATGTGCGTTTTACCGGACACGCTGAAAGAGTAAGAGTTGCGCGTAAACTTTTAAATATCAAATTAATGAAAGGTGGCTATTATGAGCCGATCATCTAACAAGCACATTTCAGGCATGCAAAAGCTCGGAGACAATCCGGCACTCAACAAGCTCTTGCACTCACTCAGCAATCGTGAACGCTCTGAGCAATCATCTAAACAACATCAAGAGCTTTTAGACTTTAGACATCTAAACGATCAAAACCTAGAATCAGAAAATATCATCTATCCGTCATCTGCCTTTTATCAAGCCAAGCCGCTGCCATATTGCGGCAGATGTGACAATGGTTGGGTTGCAACTGTCAGAGATGGATCAAGAGCAAGTGCAAAGTGCAAGCACTGTCAAATACCGAGACAGAGATTAAGACGTTTAAACGATCTCAAATTGCCCGCTGATGCAAGCGGTAAAAACTTTGGCATGTATGAATGGGATACTCAAGAGCAACAACACAAAGTGCAGAATCTGCAACAATGGATGTTGTACGGTGAGCAAGACAGACCACAATCACCAAGCGTGTATATGTACGGCACCGCCGGCAATGGCAAAACAACACTGCTTTATGCTCTGGCTAAATGGGCAGTGTTCAATGATTACCGAGTAATGTACACATCACACAACAAGACAGTTGATGCGGTCAAAAGATCATTCAACACTAAATCATCTGATGCGTTTCTCACAAATTGGTTGAGCGGTGTTGAGTTGCTTTTGTTTGATGAACTCTGCGGCATTGGTGGCAAAGCTAATCTCACAGATTGGTACAAGGGTTTTACCTCTGATATGATTGGTGCAATTTATGAGGCATGGGGATCAGGGCAACTCAGCATAGTGATGACCACTAATCTCACACCAAGAGAAACTTATCTTGCTTTAGATCGTAATGATGCGATCATGTCACGGCTTTATCAGATGTTTGGTGATGCGATAAAGATGACCGGCAAAGATCGCAGAGCACCAAGTGCCGCTCTCAAATCATGGGGAGTTTACTAATGCCTGATTTAATTTATTTAGAGCCTAGAGACATGTTTGACTCTGCAATCATCACAGAGGGCTTTAGAGTAATCTATTGCTACAATCAATTGCTTGAGATACTCACTAGAGACTATGAAAGCATCATACTCGATACACCCAAATATAGAGGTGCCACGCTAACAACAATTGAAAGTAAAGCCAGGAGCCAGGCAAGGCAATGGCTATTGCACATTAGAGAGTCAGCACACTTTGCACACCACAAGGCACCGGTCATTGCTCATATATGCATCAAGTGCAAAACACCAATTGTTGGCTCAATCAACCTTTGTCCGTCAACTGAATACAAATATGATTGTGTTGTTGCAAATACAATTTAAATGCTCTAGAGTGTAGGTTGAGGGTATGCACCTTTTTTCTACCTTTAAACCTTTATTATAGAAATGCAATATAGGTTTAATTTGTTTATTTTTTAGACTGATAGGTAGTGATTGAAACAAGTAATTTTAAAGCACAGAATCGCATACCCTCACTTTTTACTTTTCTTGTTGTGTAATTAGTGTGTACAATCGTTTATAGTACATACACTATAAACTATGGATAACAAGATGAGTAAAACTGCTTATATTGCAACTAGACTTGAGCAAGAAACGATTGAAGAGATTGAACTTGCATGCTTGACTTATAATGAATCAAAATCAGCAATGATGAAATATTTGATCATCAGAGGTTTGCATGAGTACCGAGCAGCTAGAAAACGAGATAAAAACAGTACAAATGTATTACAACTTTTGGAACTGCAACCGCCACTTGCCAGAGGCAGCAAAAACGGCTGACTTTTTCGCAACTAGACTCAAAGAATTAAGAGATAAATTAAATGATAAACAAAGTACAATTGATCGGCAACATAGGGCAAGCACCGGAGCTAAAAACGACTAAAACAGGCTCTCAGTTTTTGGTGTTCTCACTCGCAACCAATGAGAACTACCGAGACTCCAATGGCGAGTGGCAAAAAGATACTCAATGGCACACAATCCGAGTATTCACCAATCCTGGCTATGCACATGATAAACTCAAAAAAGGTGACCGTGTATATGTGGAAGGCAAACTCAAGAGCTATGAAATAGAGGGTCGCAGAATGTGGGAAATTAAAAGCCAAATGTGGCGAAATCTCACAACAAAGCAAGATGATGAATTTCAACCAAGTGATAAGCTTTTACCGGCTGAAACCAATACCTTTGCAACTCAGAGTCAATCATTTAATGCCTGGCATAAATAACTAAACACCGGCTCAAATTAATGAACCGGTGTTCAATCGGAAATATGAATAGGGATATACTAAACCATGAACGCAACATCAATCAACTATTATGATGTATTTGAGCTATCAGAGTTAAATCGTTTTAATTCACGTCTGCAAGAAATGTATGAACAAGCCAAAACTCCGAGCGGATGGCAGACTGCATATGTATCTAAATCAGACGGCAGACTTAAAGGCAATTCATACATCAAAGAAATATTAAATAAAGTTGGTCAATATGTGACCTCAGATGGCAGTATGATAAAACTCACAAAAATTGATGCCATTAGTGATTGCATTGAGATCAATCAACAATCAAAGGTGCTTTCTCTACTTGAAATTAAATGTCATACATGTTTTGGATCACGCTCACCGCTCGGTGATATGTTCCATCGAATCAGAACTGAATCACCATCTATCAAAAATCAGTGGGATGCATTAGTAAAAACTGATTTACCATACTGCATTTTTATTGGTTATCATTGGTTACCTCAGCAAGATTGCACAATAGACAATCTAAAAAATCATGACATGACTGCAATATGCTTGATTGGTAAAGGCAACAAGTTTGCAATTTTGCAAGACTCATTAGATGCTTTTGATCACACAATTTGTGCAAGTACAATTATGCGCTTATTAAGTGAGCTAATCACTTATGATAAACAACAAGTACTTGCATATACAGATACAGTGAGTGAGCAGCTTTTTTGGCTTGGTCAAGAATCACAGTTATTAAATGAACTCAACCAACTTGCATTGTCTGAGAATATACAACAAACGCAACCGGAGCTAATGCCAGAGCCAACAACTAAATCAATAGATGATTATCCAACTCAGGAATTAATCAATAGAAGGTTATCAGGTGAATTGCAGCAAGATATTGTTACTGATCTAAAGTCACAAGGATATATAAGCAGCAGTGGGCAAGAATTGACAAGTCCAATTTTATCACACAAATTACCACCAAAAGAAACCTGGCAGATTGATTTTAATAATCATCAAGATCAAATTAAACAAGCTTTTTCAAATGCATTGTTGGATGGCGGCAAGGTTTCAAGAGATAGTTTATCAGATCAAGATGTTATGTATTTAATAGAGTTTTTATTTGCAATAACAAGCATGTATTACACTGAGAGCAAAGTGATAAAATGGTTTAACAAGCATCCTCAATCATCGCTTTTTCTAGACTTGAAACATCAGGCTATTAGTGAGTTTAGTGAGCAAGGCACATTGTTTGAACAACCAAAAGCAACAATCAAGCATGATGCATTAGAGAACATACAAAGCACTTTGAATGTAATACTTGATAAATTGCTTGAGCTAGAGTCTGACCAAAACAAACTGAAAGAGTTAGACCAAACGGTGCATATATTAATGGATACAATAGAAAGGCATATTAAATGAGCAAGTTTGAACCGGTGGAAATATATAATGATGACATTGGCTGTGTTGAGTTGATTGACTCAATGGGCAGTGATCTCAGTGTTGTCAGTGCGGCACGAGTGTCATTTAATGAGTATTTAGAACCTGATTTCATATATGTATTAGATGAGCGTGATGAGAAACTGATTAAGTTTTTGGCAAAGCATCAACATACCTCACCATTTGAGCATGTAACTGCAACATTTCGGTTGACTGTACCAATGTTCATTGCCAGGCAGATCATGCGGCACCGCACATTCAGCTATAATGAAATAAGCCGCCGCTACACATCAGCAGATATCAAGCTTTGGTATTGTGACTCCTGGCGAGGGCAGAGCGATAAAAACTTGCAATGCTCAAGCGGTCAATTAACTGATCACATCTCAACTGAGATTTACAAAGAGACTGTATCTAAGGCACTCATTGCATACAATGCTTTGCTTGATCGTGGTATTGCTAGAGAACAAGCAAGGGCAGTATTGCCACAATGTACATATACCTCATTTTATATGACCGGCAATTTACACAATTGGATGCACTTTTTAAAACTTAGGTTAGATGCACATGCTCAACCGGAGGTGCAAGTTGTAGCAGAGGCAATCAAGAGCAAGCTTTTGTTGATCTGTCCTGCGAGTGTTGCCGCTCTATTAGATATATAACTTATCTTGTCCTATTCGCGCGCGAGGTAACCAAAATGAAGCAAGTTGATGCACCATTAATACTATCTAAACTAAGAAAAAAGCTAATTGATGACAGTTGCCAAGATTTGCGTCAAGAAAGCATTGATTTGTATAACCACATAGAAAAAACATTGATTGAGGCACTTAGAGAACATTATGACCAAGAGGAGCAAAAAAACACCGGCAGTGATTCAAGCGATACTAGCAAACCTCAGAGAGGGATTGACTAAAGAAGTTGCTTGCAGTCAAGCTGGCATTACTCGCCAAACTTTATACAGTTGGTGTGAGAATGATGAGCAATTGGCAATGGAAGTACAAGCGGCGGTTGACGTATCACAAGCGGTACTCATTAAAGCAGTAACCACAGCATCATTCACCGATTGGAGAGCGGCGGCTTGGATGCTTGAACGCAGATATCCTGAGCACTTTGCTGCAAAACGTGATGTTGAGGTGAGTGTAAACAATAAATCTGATGGCACTGATATTGTTGTTGGTATGATTGCACAAGCTCAAGCATTGTTAATAAACGGAGGTGAGGAAGGATCAACCCCACCTCCAACATCTAACAAGCACTTAGATGAGCCGACAGAGTAACAGAAATGAATCTACAACTCAATCCATTGCAACAATCAATCATTGCTCGTATCATGCGGCAAGATGAGGTCATCAGTGCCAGGTGTGGTTGGGGTAGTGGCAAAACATCTGCTCTTGTATTCTCATTGCTCATGATTAGCAAATGGCGGCAAGGTTGCTCATCTTTGCTTATCACTGATACTAATCCTAGATACAACTCAGTGTTGATGCCTGAAATCAGCAAATGGCTTGAGCCGCTCGGTTGGACGTATAACCACACATTGAGACTGTGGACAGATACGCACACCGGATCAAGTGTATGGTGCCGCTCATATTATAGACCTGGCACAAGGGAAGCCACACACAATCCTCTTGAGGGTTTAAACATCACCTCAGGTGTTTGCTTGATTGATGAGTGCCAAACGCTCACCGCAGAAGTTGCACACAAAGCATTGGGCAGATTGCGTGCCGGTCCATCACCAATCATGATCTTGGTTGGCTTACCGGTGGCTGATGCATGGTGGTGTTCAATGGCAGAGCAAGCCGGCTATGATCCGTTATTATTTACAAGCTATGTAAATGAGGCAAACTTGTCTGAGGCTTGGTTTGAGGCAACAAAGCTGCTACCTCAGGCAGAGCGTGAGGCAATGGTGATGAACAAGCCGGCACCGCCAACCGGTCTTGTATATAATGAGTTTACAGAAAGTCACGTCATAGATAATTGGCAATACAAACCTCACATGCTCGGCAGAATCGCAATTGATTGGGGGTTTAGAAAACCGTCTGTGCTTATAATGGTCTATGATGAGAAACTTGAGGCAACTGTGATTTGTCATGAAATCAATCCGGCAGAAGTCACAACACAGCAACTTGCACAACTCATACTTGCCATTGCTTATCCTAGATCATTAAAAGATCAAGCACCGAGTGAAAGAATCTGGCTTGATGATGGTGTTGCAGATAAAGCCGGCAAAGCAAGAAATGATCAGACCGGTGCAAGTGCATTTAGAGCAATGCGCGCAGAGCCAGGCAAGGGAGGTATTGGCATGCATTTACGCAATACATCTGACCCAATTAGGGTTGATATCCTCAATGGTATTCAGCGGCTAAAACGTGCTTTGAGTAGCAAGAAATATTTAATTACTAAAGATGTTTGGGAGCGTGGCGAAAAAGCAAGAGGCAACTCACTCAGAAAAGCATTGCTCAGTTACTCTTGGGATAAAAACGAGCAACCAAAAAAGGACGGTAGAGAGGATCCATTAGATGCACTCAGGTATGATTGTATCATGTTCAATTGGCATGATACTATGGTTGACCGTAGGCAATACACACCTAGAAAATCAAACAAGCTAGGCAACGCACGCAAGGTGAGAGTTGGCGGTGGATCAGTTAGGAGTTTTTAAAGTGAGGTATCTTGGCTCTAAAAGACGAATAGCTAAAAAAATAATAAACTATATTCAAGCAGAGCGTGATGAAAATATGACTTGGGTTGAGCCGTTCATGGGATCAGCTCAAGTCATATCAAGAGTGCCAGGTAAAAGAATTGGCTCAGATATTCACAAAGAATTGATTGCAATGTTTAAAGCATTACAAAACGGTTGGATCCCACCAAGCAGCATCACAGAAAAGCAATACAATGAGATCAAAAACAATAAAAATGCATATCCTGATCACTTGGTTGCTTTTGTTGGTTTTGGTTGCTCTTTTGGTGCAAAATGGTTTGGAGGTTATGCAAAAAGAAACAACAGCTTGAGAAATGATGCTTTAGAAAGTAGAAATGCTTTAATTAAACTAATCCCTAAACTAAAAAATTTAGAGCTTTATAGTTGTGAATATTATGATTTAAGCATACCAAAAAATAGCATAATATATTGTGATCCGCCTTATATCAATACAACAGGATATGGCATGAATTTTAATCATGATGAGTTTTATCAATGGTGTAAAGACAAAGTAAAAGAAGGGCACAAGGTATTTATCAGTGAGTATGAGGCACCATTTAAAAAAGTATGGTCACAACAATTATCGTGTACACTAGATAAGAAAACACAAATAAAAGTAGAATGTTTATTTAGTGTACATGAGCCAAACTCTTTTAGTTTGAGGAAATATTAAACCGGCTTGAGGTGATACAATGGAGTTTAAAGAACGATACCTTGCCATTGTATTACTTGATTTGATTAGCTCAACTGCATTTGTGCAAAAAGTTGGTGCAATGAAAGGTGCCAAGTGGTTGCAGTATCATGACCGGTTGGCACGGTCACTTGTGTACAAGTTTCAAGGCAGAGAGATTGACAGATCAGACGGTTTTCTACTTAGCTTTGAGCGTCCAATTGATGCCGTTAACTTTGCCTTGCATTATCAACAGACGGTGCCACCAAAAACAAAGCTAGGTGCCAGGGTTGGCATACATTGGGGTAAAATAGTTGAAGTGCAACAAGATGAGCTGATGACTTTAGGAGGTGCAAAGGCTATTGAGCTTGAGGGATTGAGCAAGAATATTGCCGCACGCACCATGAGCTTATGCGGTGCCGGTCAAGTGTTGCTAACAAAAGAGGCAATGCAAGCGGTCAAGCACCGGACCAACTCATTTACACCAAAAGGCACTAGATATGCACTTGCCGGTGAGTATCGTTTTAAGGGAGTCAGGCAAACACAATTGATTTATACCGTTGGATCAACTATTGAAAGCTTGCAACCGCCAAAGGGTAGTGACAAAGTGAAAAAGGTTGCCGGACCATCCAAAGTCAAAAGCCGCATGCGTGATAGAAAAATGCGCGAGTGGTTATGGTGGTTTTTCATCCGTGCCGCAATATTCAATCTGTTGTATGTGTTGTATATCTTATATCCTGTATTGACCTCTAGGCACGCAAGGCTCATGAGCGGTTTAGATGATTACTTTTATTGGATTGATTACCTTATGATTTATGTGATGATTCTTTTAAGCGGTGCATTATGAACAAGCAAGAGCAAGCACTTGAGGATGTAAAAGCCAAAAGAGGTTGGTATTTCTCAGTTGTGTTTTTATTTTTGATTATTTGTCTGATTCTATTTCTGAGCTACGTTAAAGTAGTTGATGAAAACCGTGATGTATTAGTTGGCATACTCGGTGTGTTGACTGGCTCTATTAGCAGCATGATGGCAATTGCAAGTGGTAGAGATCCGGCAGAAGTTGAGGAGCTAAAAGAAAAGCTTGCGTCAGCAAATGCAGATCGCGAGGCATTGATTGCCAGGTTGCGTGATGCACAAATTCAAATGCAAATTAAACATGATCACTTGCTAGATTTGCAAAACGCTATCATTGAAAAGCTCAGTATCATCAAAGCACCTCAACTCAAAGATGAGAAAGATGTTGAGTTGCATCCTGATGTTGAGCGATGGATAGAGAAATAAAAAGAAACACTAGGCTCTAGTACGGAGATATAGAAAAGTACTAGAGCCTAGTATAACCTGTTCAACATAGCAAATTTAGCATTGACTACAATGCACATTCAAGCAATTAATAACAAAACTTGTTTAATAGCAAAATAGTGCTTATACTCTGTTAAGACTGCTTGCATCTTTCAAAGGCTAGCTATGAGTGAACTAAAACGCAATCCTAAGCACATGAGGGCAAAAACACCACGTTTTGTCACAAAGGGTATCACCGGCACGCAAATCAATGGCGGTGTGATCAGCGGCAAAGAACAAAATGCAAAGCTCACAGGTTTAAATTGGGTTCAAGAGGCAGAGGAAATGTTGCGCACTGATCCGATTGTGCGTAGATCTTGGCACATGCTTAGGCAAACTTTGTTGAGTGCCTCTTGGCGGTTTGAGCCAGGTATTGAGAATGATCCTGTATCTGATGAGTTGGCAAGGTTTGCAAATGAGTGTTTTGGTTTTGATGGTTACTCAGGACAGATGTCAGTCAGTTTTGAGGATCAGCTCACATACTTGCTTGAGTTTATACCGCTCGGTTATCGCTATGCAGAGGAGCTGTACAGGGTTGGACCTGATGCAGATGGCAAGGTCAAAGTATGGCTTGATCAGTTTGCAGACCGTGAGCCGTCTGCCCATAATCAATGGTTATCAAGAGACAATCAGCATTTAGACGGTGTACTGCAAAACGTAGTAGGCACAACATATACACCTGAGCCAATACCGGCAAACAAACTGCTATTGCTCACACTCAACAGAACCGGCAGCAACTTTGAGGGGGTTGGCATGTTGCGTCCTGTTTGGTGGTGGTGGAGAACAAAGCAACGTGCAAGCAATTTGATGTGTATTGGTTTGGATCGTTGGGCAGTACCAACACCAAAAGTTGTTGTTGATAGATCACAAGCCGAGTCACTCGGTTTAACTGATGCTGACATCAATGCAATGGTCGATGATGCCGAGGCACAAGCACAATCTTTTTTGGCTACCGAGCAAAGCTATTTAGTTGAGACTGGTGCGGTTAAATTTGAAAGCTACGCAGAAACACCAAACCTATATGCAAGCGGTCCTCTTGATATCATCACTAAATGTGATAGTCAGATTGCATCAGCGTTCCTCACTCAGTTTGCAGATCTTGGCAACACTGAAACCGGTGCACGGTCCGTTGGTGAGATACACTTGAGCGTGTTTAGACGTGCCGCTATCAATCTATGTGATATTGTTGCCGGTCAAATCAGCGGACCGGATAGGCGAGGCGGTGGCACAATCGGCAGATTGATCAGATGGAATTATGGTTTTGTAGATCCGTCCAAACTGCCCAAACTAGTGCACACCGGTCTTGATACTGATGACCTGGCTGAGTCAATGGGCATGTTACCACAACTTGTACAAGCTGGCATACTCACACCAGATGATGAGCTAGAGCGAGCAATTAGAGAGCGGCTCGGTGCCGGTGATCTACCTGAGGAGGCATCAAGATCAGCTCTAGAAAGAACAAGCGGCGGCGGCTTATCTGCATTTGCTGAAAAGTTAATGAGGAAACGCAATGAATAGAACAAAGGCACAAACACCGGCACCAAAAAAGGACCAGATCAAAGGCTCTAAAACCAACAAGCCATCATCAGCCGCCGGCACTCGTGGCGGTATTGAGATCAGTGATAAAACACTAAAGGCACTTGAAAACCTCAGAGACAAGCACAACGATAAATACAAAGCAATGAGCAAAAAAGTTGATCTTGGTATGCTCAAAGCAGTGTTTAGACGCGGTGCCGGTGCGTTTTCAACAAGTCATAGACCTGGCATGAAACGCAATCAATGGGGTATTGCTAGAGTTAGAGCTTTTCTAAAACTAGTTGGCACCGGTGAGCGAAAAAAAGCATACACTACTGATTTAGACTTGTTGCCAAAGGGTCACCCACAAAAGACTGAGAAAAAGGCTGAGTTGTTGGCTATTCCTGATAAGTACTCACACATTGACTTTGTGCCGCCCAAAGGTGCTCAAGAGGCAGCTAAAAGAGCGTTAGAAGTTAGAGCAAGCAAGCCACCGTCACAACGTGGCATGACTCCTGTTGGTATTGCTCGTGCTCGTGATCTTGGCAATGGTAAAAAGCTTAGTCCTGAGACAGTGCGTAGAATGTTGGCATACTTCACAAGGCACGAAGTAGATAAAAAAGGTTCCACGTGGAACGATCAAGGCAAGGGATGGCAAGCCTGGCACGGTTGGGGAGGTGATGCCGGGTTCTCTTATGCAAGAAAAGTTGTAAATCAAATGAACAAAGCAGACGAAAAAGCAAAAACACTTAGAGCATACGGCGAGGCTATACAACTATCAGAGCCTTTGCCATCCTATGATGTGCCGGATGGTTTAACCGTTGGCAAGCCGTTTAAAACTTTGGCACTCGGTCAAGTCACCTCACGGATGAACGGCTCAACAATCGGCTCTGAAATTGATCATGAAATGCTTTCAGAAATGCTGCGAGTGTTCAACGATAGAAAGCAAGCTGATCCGGTCATCATAGATTGGCAACATGCAACCTCACCTTTTAATGGTGGCACACCGGCACCGCCGGAGAGCGGCAATGCTCTTGGTCTAATTGTAGATCTTGAGTTGCGTGAGGATGGCTTGTATTGTACACCGGCTTATAATGAGCGCGGATTAGAAGTAGTCAAAAATGCCGGCGGTGTTCTTTGGTCCTCACCTGAGTTCATTGCCGGTGATGTATATGCAAGAGATGGTGGTGATCCAATTGGCACCGCTCAATTGCTAGCTATTACCCTAACACCTAGACCGGCACAATCTAATGACAAAATAGATCGTGTTTTACTTACTGAGAGGATAGATATGATTGATAATCTAGATTCTATGCCTGTTGAAGATCTGCGAGCTATGCTCATTGCAAAAGATGAGATGGTAAAAGAGCTTGAGGCAAAAATTAAAGAAATGAAAGATGACGCAGAATCAAAAATGGTTTCTGAGGAAAAAGTTGAGCTTGAGGAAGATCACAAAAAAGATGATGAGCCAAAAGCCGAGAAAATGACCGATGATGAGCAAATGAAAGAAGATGGCAAAAAAAGCTACAAGATGAGTGAGCAATTAAATGAGTCAACTCTTTTATCAGAAGTTCAAGCACTGCGTGAGACTAACAAGAATTTGAGCGAGCGTTTAGAAGCTATCGAGGCAGAAAAACGTGATGTTGAAATGAAATCAGCAGTATCAGCATTGCTATCAGATGGACGCATCACACCGGCTGAAGAGTCAGTTGCAAATAAAGCCTGGCAATTAAAAGAACTACAGCCGGAGTTTTGGCAAATGTTCTCAGAGCGTGCGTCAAACTCTGCAATTCCTTTGACTCAAGTTGGTCACGGTGCAAGCGGTGCTGAGATCAGCAAAGCAACACTTGATGCAGAAGTCAAAAAGCTTGCTGCTGAGAAATCAATTACATACTCAGAAGCATTGAATCAATTCAGAACAAACAATCCTGATTATTACAATCAAGCATTTGGAGGCTAAATTATGGCTACTAATAATATTCTTTCTTTTGTTGCTGCCGGTGCCATCACTGAGTATGCTTTAGTTTCAACTGATGTTAATGGCAAAATTGCTGTGTGTACTGATCCTCAAGATGATAATTGCGTTGGTATTGCACAACGTGCTTGCTCTGCCGGTGATGCCGTTGAAGTTGCATTGCTTGGTTCAATCACAAGAGCAATTGCCGGCGGTACTATTGCACCGGCTACCATGAGCCTTTTGATGGCTTCAACAGGTGGCAAGCTTGTTGCATGGGATGGCGGTGCCGGTAACTATGCAGTTGCTCAAATTCTACCCAATATCAATCAAGCTAGCGCTTCTGATGGTGATCAGATTCTAGTTGCATTTACAGCACCAAGCAATCGCTTGAGCTAATAGGAGTTTAAAAAATGGCAAGTTCATACTCAAACTTACATCCTGTTGATCAAATCTTAACCGGTCTAGTTGCCGAGGCAGTACCAAGTGACAATCAATTGATTGCTGATAAAGTTTTAGAAACTATCAGTATCTCAGAGCGTAGCGGTACTTTACTACTAGAGGAAACTCGCAACTTTATGGGAGCCGGTGCCGGTTTGGATCTAGAGCGTGCGCCAGGTTCAGGTCGTGCAATGATCGGCGGTTTTGACCGTACAAGTCAAACTTTTATGGCAAAGATTTACTCAGCATCAGACAGTATTGCAATGGAAGATATCTTTGACTCGCAATATCCTGGCTCTGAGGAAGCACGCATTGCAAAGAAAGTTGCACGAGTGCTAAAGCTAGCTAGAGAAAAGCGTGCTGCTGATCTTCTTTTCAATGAATCTGCTGCAACCTTCAATACCTCTGCCGCATCAGCTGCTTTTGGTGCCGCAACTGCCGAGCCTTTAAGCGAATTATTTGACCTCAAGGATACTGTTTTTGCAGCTGCTCACGGCATCAATCCTGATACTTTGATTCTTGGTCGTGCTTGTTTCCGTGATCTTGCAAAAAATGCTGAGGTCCGTGGGTATGTTGGTGACCGTACTCTAGGCATTGCAAGCGGCAATCAAATTCTAAATGATGATGCAGTGATTCAAGTACTGCGTGATGTGCTCGGTATTCCTAATATTTATGTTGGTCAAGCATTACAAGATACAGCGGTGCCAGGTGCAACAAGCTCAGAGTCTGCAATTTGGAGCGGTGCAAAAGTATTCATGGGTATCTTACGCGGTTCTGATGCGGTTGTTCAAAAGTCAGGCAATGTCAAGGGTATGCCGGTTGCTGCTCTTAACTTGCAATACAATGATATGGTTGCCGGTCAGTATGACTCACTTGATAAGACTCGTCGTTATGTTTGGGGTGAGGAGGTCAACACCTTCCATGCAGTTGACGGCACTTTAGGTCACGTCCTCACAGGATGTTAAGATTATGTTTTGCTCACAGTGTAGTAATCACATACTTTTTGCAGAAGGTGGTGACGCTGATGAGGTTGCAGTTGCATCACTCACCAAGCAAGCCAAGCAATCAAGCGGTGTGATGGCTACATTGATCCGAGCAAGACGTGATCAGATACAAGCAGAAATAAAAGCTGAAAAGGTGATTGAACGTGCATTTAAAAAAGCACAGTCAGAGCTATTCAGCACAATTGAGCAAGCTCTTGATGTTTTAGGTCCTCAAGCTTTGCTCAATGCCAATGATCAACAACTATTTGAGTTGTTGCTTGCTGGCGGTTTAGATGATGCAATAGATAAATTTATTACACATCAACAAATGATTAGAGAGGCGGTCAACAAAACATTGCTTGCCGCCAATATAGAGCTAGACACAATTGATGCTCAAGTTGATATATTGAGCACTCAGAATGTATCAGACGTATTTGAAAACATCATTTTAAACTCTGTAAAACAGAGCATTAATGATGTTCTCACTGATCTCATTGTCAATGTGCCTGTTGATACCGTGATGAGCAACATGCAAAAACGCATGCAAAGTGCCGAGGGTAGGCAGTTGACAAAAATAAAAACTAAGTTGAGTCAATTTGGCAGATCAATCACCGCAATTGCGGCTGAGGAGGCTGATATTGATCGTTTCTTATATACCGGTCCTGATGATGGCATTACTCGTGACTTTTGCGAGGCTTTAGTGAATAAAGTTGTTACATCTAAACAAATGAGACGTTTAGACAATGGACAAGGCTTGAGCGTGATTACATCAGGCGGTGGCTATAACTGCCGCCATAGCTGGTCACCTGTTACACAAGGTTTCATAAAGTCTGCCAATTTAGAGCTAGCAACTGCCAAAGATATAAACAAAGCTAACCAATGAGAGGCAAAATGAGAAAAGCAATAACAAACAAAGATTATCGTTTTATTTGGTCACCTCAATTGCCTATCACCGGTACAACAACATTGAGCATTGATACATCATCAGCGGTGAGTGAGAATCTAACTAGATTCACTGCTGACTTGACAATTACAGCAATTGCCAATGATAGACGTACACTCACATTGAGCAGTGCACCGGCTACATACTATCGTGAGCAACAAGCCGGCTTTGTGCTTACTGAGCATGATACATATTATGCGGTGCGTGTTGTGCGGCTTGGTGGCACAACTGCAATATTAGCAGAGCCATTGCCACGAGAAATTGATTTAAGCTCAAACGCAACATTACATCTGCCAACAAGTTATGTTGATATTGATAGTGCAAAGATGAGTACAAGCGGATATTTTACCTGGCTTGTTAATTACACTCAACTCAACATGAGTCAGCCTGAGCAAGAAAAAGGTTTATTCAAGATCACACCTAGACCATTTGAAACCGGTTTAGATCATGCTCAGTTGGTCAGCATGTTTGCACAGTTGGCAGATATGATACCGCGTAGACAGAGCGATTATCAAAAGCAAATAGATGCCGCACTCACTGAACTAGTATTAGAAGTTAGGGCACATTTGCATGCTGATAATATAACAGAGGATGAGATATTCAATCCATCATCCTTTATGCTAGCACATGCTTATTGCACAGCGGCTTTAATCTATGAGTTGAATCAACAACTTGATACAGCTGCCGCAATGCGTGAAAGATGCGCCGAATTGATGGCAAAGGCATTGCAGAGCATTGCACTTGATCTTGATGGTGATGGTGTTGTTGATGCCGGTGAGACTGACTTGCAAAGGTCAGGCGGCAGTGAGACAGACTTTAGAGCGTCATGGCGATCATATAGCAAAACGGCTAATGATAGTTTCTTTAATCCGGCACGAGGCATGAGGCACTAATGGCAACCAAAGTTGATATCAAAATACCTAGATCACTTTGGACCGCTAAAGACTCAATGAGGCTTGGCTTGAATACTCTTGCATCCATCAAACTCAGGACAAGCAAAGGCATTGATGCAAACGGTATCAAGTTTGATGAGTACTCAACAAAACCGATCTATGTTGCAAAGAAAGGTGCAAGACTAGCACCAAAAGGCGGCAGACCATCACGCACCAAGAAAAGCATTTATTATGCCGGAGGTTATCGACAATATAAAAACGATAGCCGCAGAAGGGGAAAAAAAGGCAAGTCAGCTGAGGTTGATTTAGTGTTGAGCGGTCAGTTAATGAATAACCTTGTTGTCAAGTCAGCAACTGCAAATAGTTTCACCATTGGCTTGACTAAAGAGGTTGCAAACTATGGTTATCATGTAAATGATAAACGTGAGTTTATCGGATTAACTAAAGATGATGTTAAGATATTAGTTGATGCAGTCAGCCACGATATCAGACGAAAGTTAGGTCTAACATGAGCCAGGGTACTTTTGCAGCATTAGCATATTTAGAAAACATGATTGAAGGTATCACACCAAAAACTGATGTGCATCATGGTTTTGTGGCAATCAATACCGATGATGGATATACGCAAAACCTAGACAACAGACCACACAGCAACCGATACTTTGAGTTAGCATTAGGCTCATTGGCGGCAGATGATGGTCAAGCCGGTTTGAGTGGTAGGAAACGAATCACAGTCAATTGCAATGTGCGGTATGATGTGCCCCATGACAGCGGCTTTTTATACAGAGTGATAAATGAGGATACTGCATTACTCATAGATACTTTAAAAGGTCCTGAGTATGATACAGTTAATACCGGTATTGTCTCATTGATACCTTTAACACCATTAGTTGAGCCTTTGTTAGATC